TGCGGATGGCCAGGATTTCCGGGTCCACCTTGATCGGGCCATAGGCGGCTTCGCGGATGCGTTCGACCACAACACGCGGGACGCCGGCCTTTTCCGCAATCGCCGCATCCGACATGCTGTCGAGATAAGTTCCGACCGCATCGTCAAAGTGCTTATCGAGCAGGTTGCGGATGAGGACGCGCTGGTCGTTCGTTGCTTCACGAATGGGGGTCGGCGGTGTGGGCACGGGCGCCTCCGGTTTCGTTGTCTGTGATTTCTTTCGTGGTCCGGCGCATTGCGGGCAGAAGGTCCGGCCAGATTTTCTCGCATCCAGCTTCCACCCGATGCGCGCAGCCTTTGTTTGGATCACGTCGGGTGCCAGGCTTCCGCCGGTATCGACCTCACCGCGTGCGCCGCATTCGACACACACAAACTGTGCAACCTCCCGCATCGCACCGTTTTTCAGGACCATTTTGGTCTCGAAGGTGTGCTTGGGTGCCCAGGTCTTCGCTTTCACGTCGGCGCCACCCAATGCGACCCCGGCCCCATCTCCACATCCAACCGCACCCGCAGCGCCTCGGCCGTCGCGGGCTTCAACGGCGCGCTACGGCCGTCCTTCCACGCCACGCAGACGAGAGGCGGCGCGATGGCTTGGCGGCCTTTGAGCGTGATGCGGTAGAGGCAACGGCGGGTAGTGGAGATGTTCGTTGCGTGGCCGTTGGCGATGAGGCGGAGCATCAAATGGCGTGCCGCGCCTTCTGTCGAATTGCCCTCAATCACATGGCAGGCGATATCGTGCGGCGTCGCGCTGTCCACGGTGGCGAGGAATGAGAGGGTGCGGCGTTGGAGTGGCGTCATGCTGCCACCAGATCGAACAACGTCGCGGATGTAGCCTCAGCCTCGGCCAGATATTTCGTTGCCTGCCGGAAGTAGCTTTCTTTCAGCTCCACGCCGACGAACCGGCGCTTGACCTTGAGAGAGACGACGCCTTCCGACCCGATGCCCATGAACGGCGACAGAACGATATCGCCCGGGTTGGACCACATCACCAGCGCGCGTTCTATGAGATCGAGTTGCAGCGGGCATATATGCTTTTCGTCGGCGTTGTCCTTCGCGGCACGAACGTTCAGCGTGTCCGTCTGGCGGATATCCATCCACACGGGGCTTGCCCACCGCTGCCACTGTTCAACCGGGAAGTCACCTTCACGGTGTTCCACCGGTTCCGTGTTTTCGCCCGGCGCGCGGAACAGCAACAGATAGTCGGGCATCCCGGCCCGTGACCGCGTGCTGTCCTTTTTGAGTTGCTTGTAGAGCAAGCCCAGCGCCTTCGTGCGCGTCATTTCCACGACTGGATCTTTCCAGATCGTGATGCGCGAGTGCAGAACGAACCCCGCTTCCTGATGCGCGCGGATAATGTCACCCGGCAGATCGTAGATGCCGATAACCCCGTCCTTCCATTTCGTGGTTGGAATCTCGGAACAATGAACGGCGGACAGCCGGCCCGGCTTCATGACGCGCGCCATCTCCGTGAGCATGAAACGGTAATGCGTGAAGAACTCGGCGTTATCTGCCGAATTGCCCATGTCACACTCGCTGTCAGAGTAGCAGAACAGATTGCCAAACGGGGGCGAGTAGACCGAGAACCCCACCGACCGATCCGGCAGTTGCCGCATCACCGAGACGCAATCCCCATTGTATGCAACGTATTTCTGCCCGTGGGCTTCATTCAGGCAACGGATTTGAGCCATGTCGGAACCCTCCCGATGTAAGTTGGATTGTATTGCACTTTGACCTTTGACGACGCGCCCGCGTTCCGGCGCTGGGCCGCCGCCATTCCCGCCATCATCGCCTTGTGATCTTCGCTCTTGCGGTCGATCACCCGCCCGATCTGGTCTTCGCCTTGGGCAACAGCGAGGTGGACGTTCACGGGCTTGGTCTGGCCGAACCGCCATGAACGGCGGACGGCCTGGAACCACATTTCATAGGAGAACGAACGCCCGACGAATGCCATGCGGTCGGAATGTTGCCAGTTCAACCCAAACCCGGCGACCGATGGCTTCGTGATGATGTTCCTGATCTGGCCAGCGGCGAACGCTTCAAGCGCATCCTCTTTCTTCTCGATCGTGTGCGACCCGCGCACTTCCACCGCATCGGGAATGACACGCCGCAACGCGTCCGCTTCATAATCGCTGTCACACCAGATGATCCACGAATGATCCGGCTCCGCTTCGACAAGCCCCGCAATCATGGCGGACCGGGCATCGGCAGTCTGCCGCTTCAAGTCGTGCATGTTCGTTGCTGACACATGGGCATCGAACAGCATCCCCTCGGCCGGCTTTGCCTCGGCCTGGACCTGATGACGAATGATGTTGAGCGGCGGCAGGACGAAGCGGGACGCGTCGAACCCCAGATCGGCCGGCGTTTCCGCCATCCGCGCCCATGACGCCATCCAGTCGTAGAAGGATGACCGCGCGTGCCCCTTCAGCCGCCACACGCCCGTATCGTTCGTGTCGTTGATGAACCATCGCACGAGCATTTCCGCTTGCGTCATGATCCCAAGGAACTCGGCCTGTGATCCCAGTTCGGCGTGATCGTTCGGCGCCGGTGTCGCGGTGGCGCAGAGACGGTATGGGACATGCGCGAATGCCTCGATCAGCGCGCGCGAAGTGCGTCCCGTGTAGGACTTGAGAATGCTCGCCTCATCCATCGACACTGCGCCGAACACGGACGGGTCGATCTTGTCCAGTCGGTCATAGTTGACGATGTTGATATGCTTGCCGACGGTCGTCATGTCGCGGATGACGTGGGCATCATATCCGAATTTCGCCGCTTCCCGCTCAAACTGTTTCGCCACGGCGAGCGGCGCCAACAGCAGGCCGGGCTTGTTCGTCTCACGGATGCACTGATCCAGCCATTCAAGCTGGCAGATGCTTTTCCCAAGCCCCGTGGACAGATACAGCGCGGCCCGCCCCTGGTGGATTGCGAAGTCCGTAGCAGCCTGCTGGAAATCCATCATGGCATGGTTCATCGGCCCGGCGGAGAACCCGACCGGGGATGCGATGGTCGCCTTGCTGCGTAGGAAGTCTTCGTATTCCACATTCATTTCCATTTCCGCCCCATCCGAGTGACCACCGGCCGCCGCAAAAACCAATTCCCTACGTCCCGCGCCCATCCGGCGACGCGGAACGACCCGGACGCGCACCAGAGGCAGAAACGCACGCAGATTGCCCGGCGCATGGCGCCTCCAATGGAAGGGTTAGTTGTGCATCCGCGACCCGGACGGCGGCGGCTTGCTGTTCAAGTTCTTCAGCCCGTCGCCGTAGCGCCTCGGCCTGGCGGTCCATGTCCGACCACCAGCGGGCCAACAGCGCCTCATAGCGTTCCCGAGACAGCCGAACCGGCTCGCTGTAGAGGATCGACCGAACCATCCGCGCCGGCAGTCCCAGGCGTTCGCCAGTAGCCGCGATGGCGTCCCCGATCTTGTGCCCGTCCTGACGCGCCGTGCGGACGGCGGTCGCGATCAGCGGATAGGCTTCGTCGGAAAAATCACTCCAAGCGTTTACCCCAGGCATCTGTCACTCTCCTTTCCCAAGGAGGTGAGGGTGCAGACAGGGACACGCATTTCGACGACCGGGGCGGCAACCCCGGATCGCGGCATCACGGCAGGATCGGACGCCCGGTCCTCTCGCGATGGCGCGAAAAAGCCGCCGGCTGAGCGAACCCAGCCGGCGCAGTTTAGGGAGGGAGTAACGTCCAGCAGACTGACCGACTTCACGGCCCCCGGTCTGCCAGCGGGAAGGAACGACCGGCGAACCGCCACCATGACGCGCCCGCCGGTCACAGCCGGGTCCCGAGCCTGCTCACAACGGATGCCCAGCGCCGAAGCCTGGACAAAGGTTACATGCAAAGCATCCCGGCTATCTGTCATTGCTGCACCCAGCGCCGAACGGTCGAGACAGGCACCGACAACAGCCGCGCGATCTCCGACACGCGAACGCCCTGCGCCTTCATGTCCCGCGCCTTGGCAGCGGTGGCGCTGGCCTTGCGGGTGCGGGGCCAGTAGAGGGCGGAGACGGTGATCACCACGCCAGCCAGACCCCAAGCACGATGCCGATACCGAGGGACCCGAAGGCCGTGAGGAGGGCGTTGAAGATCATGCGGCCTCTTGTTCGCTAATGCCGGACGGTCGCAGATCGGACACAGACAGCCCCGTCAGCCGTGCAATCGTCGGCGCGTGTCGGGCGGGCACCTGTCGCCATTGGCTGACAGCCGCCGTCGAAATGCCGCACGCCTCCGCAAAGTCGCGGACCGCATTTCGGCGGGATAGGAGCGAGGCAAGGGGTTCCGTTCGTTCAACCATGGTGCGAACCTTAGCAACGCTAAGGGTTGCTGGCAAGGCAAATTAAGGTGGCCATGCACAAGGCGCTTTGGGATTGTCCGGCCATGCCCGCTAAGCCCAAGCAGACTGACAGAGTTACTGAAAAAGCGTTGCAGGTTGGTGGTCGCATCCGCCAGTTGCGCGTTGCTTTTGGCTGGACACAGAGCGAGTTAGCCCGTCGTATAGGCGTAACAGAGAATGCTGTAACGCAATACGAAACGGGACGAGCGATGCCTAAGCCGGTGAATTTACAACGGGTTGCGGAAGCATTTGAAACATCCGTCGAATGGCTCATGACTGGCGGAGACGAAGAAGATGTTGTCCGCGCCCATACAACCGCCGAAGCCGCGATGCTCAGAGAGTTTCGGAAGCTCCCCCTCGAACAGCAGGGGTTCGCGTTAGCGGCGCTTCAAGGTATGGCGGGGCGCCTCGGGAAAAAGTGACATAAAAGCTTAGCGCCGCTAAAGTTCCCTGTTGCCCATTCCCCTTAACGTCGCTAAGGTTCTCCCATCGAAACCCGATGGGAGGCCATCATGTCCACGACGACGCAGCCCCTCCACCAACTGCACGACGGCTCATGGGTCGATCTGACCGAGATCACCCGCATCATCCCCCGCGCCAAGGAGGACAACCAGCCGAGCGTGCTGGTGTGCATGGGCCGGGAATACCCGATCAAAGTGTATTTCGAGACGCTGGACGGCGCTCAGGACTACGCGGACGCGCTGGCGGGGTCGGTTAACGCTGCCCGTGCGGGAGGCGTGTGATGCTGCACACTCTCCCCGCCGACCACCCTAACGACACGCACCCGATCCAGGTCGCGTTCCCGCCCCCGCTGCGGCTTCTCCGCGCGCTGTCCGGGCCAAGTGAACCGCCGCCTGTGATGGTGGATTTCATCACGCTGGCGGACGTGGCGGATCGGGCGATGACGGTGGAGTGGGTGTGATGGCTCCTTACCCAGACAATTTCGACGGCGCAAAGTTCGACCGCCTGTATGGCGTCGATGATCCGTCTGCCGTGCGGATGCCCACCATCACCCAGCCGATCGGTTACGAGTCCGTCACCGATTACCCAGACCCGAACATCACCACAACGGTCGGGATTGTGTGGGATGGCGCGTATGGGTGCTTTTTCCTCGATTTTACCGAGAAAAAGCTCGGCCGGCGCGTGGATGAAATCGCGGAATTTTCGTTCTCCCGTGACGGGCTACGGCGGTTTCGGGACTTGGCTAACCGCGTGCTGGGGGATCGGACATGAGCGACTGGCCACGGGTGATCTTGGACGACGACGGGGATTTCGTGGAGGTTCTGGCGGTGCCACGCGGTGTCTACGTCGGCACGACCGAGAATGGCACGAATGCTGGTGTCGTTCTGACAG